ACAATATTAGAGTTTTTCCACTCTATTTTGATTGATCCGGGGGTTCTTCTGATTTCGTAATACCAAGAGGCCGCCGTTTCTCCGCTGTCGACCGGAGTTGCTCTGGAAAGCGCGTCAACGCCCTCTTGTGCGTATCTTCGAAGCTCTGACATTAATGACGTATGCTGAACTTTTCGAAGATACCTCGAGGTTTTCTTGAAATCTCCGGTCTGCTTAAAACTAATCATGTTACCCCTTAGTTCTTAATGCTCTGCGGCGAGCAGCATTCAGGTTTCTATTTCTACTTGCCAACTCGCTCTTACTCATTTTCTTAGGCGGAGAGTTCTTTATGTTGCAAACCTTAATGAGTGTAAACAGACGATTCAGATGCCACTTCTGGCACTCGAAAGGTATGTTTAAGGAGATCATCCAATAGTAGATAATCTCCGCAGTAATAGTCGTCTTACGGCCGCCCTTCTTCTTGTCATCTGAAAAAGTAGTGGCGGTCATAGGCGCATCGATGTATTCCTTAATTTGCTTTATCTGTTCATCCCCAAGCCTGTAGTAATCTTTCGGATCTACATTCTGTGTAAGAGTCATACATCGAATATAATCGAGTATCTCCTCTGGGGTTTTATTATTCTCTCGAGATAAGAATGGCTTATGCCACTTAGACTCCCATTTTGAAAGGGAGACCAGAGAGTGCTCCAGAGTAAGGCTCTTTTCCTTTTCCGGTATGAATAAATTATTCACAGAATCATACGACTCGCCCGCCGGTATCGTTATTCGCAACATCTCTGGCCTCCTATATGATTAACCCTCGTGAGGGATAATCCCGTTCACAAATTCAGCAGCCTTATCCGCGTCAGTTGCAAGCTCCGTAAAGAGCTTCACATATGCTTCGGTCTGCTCGAAATCCTTAGACAGCTCTTCGGACTTCTCGAATCGCCGGCCATCCAGAGACTTTCGGCCATAAGCCATAAGCACAAGCTTCTTGAAGAAGCCAACAATCTTCTCGGGATCTCTTTCCTTCACGATCTGCTTAATAAACTTATCAAGACCGCCGCCGATGCTAGCCTGCAGCTCGATGATCTCAGCATTGTTCAGATTGAAGTAAAAGTCCTCTTCTCTCTCGTTGCCATCGTAATCGATAAAAGAAATAACCTTCTTGATCATTTTGCGTTTCTCCTTTCAAGATTAAAATAGAGAGCCGCCAGCTTATCCTGAATACGGCTCTCAAAATATCATTTACGCAGTCTTCAGCATCGCAATAACCTCATCGGGCATAGGAAGTTCTGCTTCCTTATTCTCGGAGCCATACAGCTTATCCAGCAGGGTCTGCAGCTTGGCGGAATCAACCTTGGTGGAATCAATCACCAGACAGGCCGTAGGCTTGTAGCCAGTGACCTCAACAGGCACAGTCTCGACTTCCCAAGAGAAGGTGATAGCGTCGGGGCTATCGTTGATGGTCTCATATCCCTTATCGGTAGGAGAAGCGGTAGCGCCATAAACCAGATGCAGCTTATAGCTATCGGTAGTATCAGAAATGGTATCGCTGCCGACCTCGGTGCGGTAGCAGAAGCCAAAGGCCTTGCGCTTCTGCTGGCCAATATAAACGCCAGGAGTTGGAATGGCAGAACCATCACACTCGGCAAATTCATCAGGATAAGTATAAGCCTCAATCGTGCAACCGAAAGTCTCGGCGCTACGAATGGACGCATACTTAATGTTATCGGCCCACAGATCATTAGCCTCTGCGCCATCGGGGTTCTCAGTAACACCAGTCAGACCGTTCCAAACAACGCCCTTTGGATACTTACCGGTAGAGTCCTGAGGATACAGAACGCCGTGGCTTACGCCGGTCTCGTATAAACGCTCACCGGACTTGTCCCATACTAACTTAGACATTTAGTAATCCTCCATTTAGTAATAGATTGTAAATACATCGTGGTAAAGATTGTCAGATACGAATCGCCGGTCAAACCGACAATAGCGGAACCCATCTGCGAATGCGTCGATCAGCTCTATATCAGGATCTCTATGGACATGAATTACTTCATATCTTTGAAAACCAATATAGCGCCGATTATTGGCAAATTTCACATTGCCACTAGACATTGAGTAAATAATGCAATCGTATTTGAGCTTTACCGACTCTGGGGGTTGAAAATATACGTTGTTGCTCTTAAGTAGGTTTTGAAACTTAGAATTCAACTCTAGGCGTCGCTCTTCAATCGTCATCCGTTTCGCCATTGTAGACACCCCCAATTGTTAAAATTAGGCGGGGGTACTGCACGTCGACCATGCTGACTTTCCATGCAGTGCCCATCCACCTAACATAAATGATGCTATGGAAGTGCTGTCTAGCAAACGGATCGGCGACGATACTAATCTGATTGCTTACATCAATATCATCATTTACCTTATCCGCAGATTGAATTCGCACCGAATTTCTAAGAACATCGCCAGCATACGAATGCTCTATAATTCTCGGCATGGATACGCCTGGGCGAGTCTCTTCTGTTATTCGAAACCCTATTTTTCCGTAATACTTAGCCATACTTCCATTTTGAATTGATTAACCGCCAACGACAGCGGTGTCCTTCTTCTTAAAGACCAGAGCAGAGTAAGGCTTGGTCAGAGCGCCGGAGCAACGAGTCTCGATCAGATACTTCTGCTGGTTGTAGTCGATGTCAAAATCATCGAACATGTTCACAGCACCGCCCTTGTCGGCACCGACGTTGTAGTCGTTCAGGTTGACAATGATGCCATAAACATCGCCGTTCTCCATAACAGGAACAGTCACGATCTCCTTGACACGCAGAACGGTAGCCAGAGCCTGAGAGCTGGTATACATGAAGTGACCCATATTGTCTTCCAGCAGAAGCATCTCGGTCAGCATATCCTCAGTAGTAAACAGAGTAGGATTGCCAGAGCCCTTATACTGCTTGCGAGCGCGAATGGCATTGCGGATAAACTCCTTGGCGTCATCGCTGGTCAGCTCGATCTTCACGGCGTACAGGTCGGCATCATTGGCAATCGGACGGACGTGATCCTCGGAGATCTTATCCTCATCGTCGGACAGACGGCCATCGCCGATCAGAATTGCGCGAGCAATTTCCTCATCCAGCATCATACGCATTTCGCTCTTCAGCCAGGCGACCACGTCAAAATCGGTAATGTCGATAATATCATCACGATCCAGCTTCTGCTTCTTATAAATGGTCTGAGGACTGGTGGTGCGCTTCAGCAGAGTAAAGACCTCTTCCTTCTTCAGCTTGCCCTTGATGTAACCCTTGGCACGAGCCTCATCCTCCGTGATGTTGGCGAACATGGACTTAATGCGAGAGAACGGGGTGTGGTGCACGCCGGACATGACCTTGCTCACCCAGCCAGTATCGCGCTTAATCCACTCTGGAGGATTGTTCAGGCTGCGAGCCTCTGGGAACAGATAATCAATGTCGGCAATGCCGTACTTACTGCCGTCGGCGTTGGTGGAATAAATGGGGCGGCCTTCCTCGTCGGCGTGCGCCAGGACCAGGGAGCCATCCTCCATGTGCTGCATAACGGCCTCCTTCAGGCTGCCGCAACGCTTAGCATCGGCCAGAATCTGCTTCATATCCTCGGCAGTAACGCGGGAAACAGGAGCAGTATCATTATCAAAAGCATTAAACTTCATATCGTCGCCTCCTAAATCATCATGCTGAGCAGTATCGTCGTCATCAGAGCCGGCACCGGCATCCTCAAGGGCCTGACCGATCATAAAATAAACAACGTTCTTCTGCTCTTCAGTCATGCTGTCAAATACGTCCTTGACAGTCTTTTCGTTATTAGCCATTTCTTTTTCTCCTTTTTCATCGGACTTAGATTCGCCCTTGTCGTCGCCATCGGAATGCTCCAGAACCAAAGGCTCATCGGTATAGATGATTGCCTCATCTTCGGCCTCCACATAGTCATCGCCGTGTGCGATAACAGGAAAGTCAATAATTGCACCTGGATTGGCTCCGGCAAGAACAAGACTTACCTCTCGGATGGCGCCATGCAGAACATTTCCGCCCTGCTGCTGGAGCCGGTTTGCATAGATGGAGAGGGCCGTAATGTCTCCGTGCTGCACAAGCAGCTTTGCGTTCTGACCAGCCTCGGTGTCGTTAAACGTGCAATACGCGTAAACGCCTTCGTTACGGTTTTCAAGCAAAGCATGGCCCAGAACATTAGTCGGGTCATTATGCTGGTGCTGCCAGACGAGAGGAACGGTCTGACCATCATTGTCCTTAAATGCATCCTTACGAATCGTGCGACCGTCAGAGCACTTAAGGTCGTTTCTGGTGGCCCAACCACCAAAGTCAAACTTGTGTCCCATTTTGAATTTCTCCTTAATGTCTGTTTAACAGCGAATAAGTTAAATCGTCGAGTGAGCCATAGACTTCAGACATGTCTTTGACTTGCTCGACGACACTACTCATTTTCTGTTGGTTCTTTAAAATCTGTGATAGGTAGTCCTCTCCGGTAGAAACCTTAGAAGTATCAAGTGTAAGCTTGGGCGAATAACTGCTCTTCTTCGGCTCAGTTTTAGAAATAGACGGCTTCGGAGTAGCTGGCGCGGTTTTTGTCGATAGAGATACAACCACGTTATTAGTTTTGTTCGCGATGGATGGCTTTGCGTCAGCAAACCCCATCTTCTTAAGGCTATTCGCCCCAAGAGCAATAGCCTTTTTCGCCCGTCTATCCCTAAAAAGATTAAAGGCCTTGTAACCGCCATAAGCGGCCAAGGCCGTTCCTCCAACAATAGCAGCACCAATTGCTACTTTCTTTACCGTTGAAGACTTCCTCTTACGATAGCTTGATCCTTCCTTGGTTCTAGACCTTTGCCTCCTACCTACCACAGTTGGTGCTTTTCTAACGCCCCATTTCATTCCAGGAACGCCATAATGCATCAGATACATTACACCCCTCCTAAATCAGAAAGCGGAATATCCGCAGGTGGGGTTTCTTCAATTTCCTCAGGAAGCTGACCAGTTGTCACCGGAGGAGCTCCATCAGATGTCTGGTTAATGTTCTTATTACGAAGCTCGTCTGCTCGCTCATCATCGACCGGCTTGAAGCCAATAATTGCGCGAACCTCGTTAGAAGATAGAATCTCATTACGAGTAAACTTATCAGCAATATCAGCAATGTTGCTAATCGGTACGAGCTTAAATGGATCGTGGAAGAACATCAGATCCTGGCCTTGAGACCTGGCGGTCTTTGTAAGGAACTTCCTGCTCATCTCATTGACTAGGGCAGAAAGAATTGGCTCAATAATATGGTTGGTATAATTGAGCATTGTCTTCTCGTCCGCAGTACCATTGAGAATATCATCGGTAATTCCTAACTGGCTGTATAGCATACTCGTTAGATACTCGATTTGCTTCATCAAATTGTTCTCTAACGGACGATTCAACTGTGTGATGCGCTCAGTACCGTCGGTATAGGCAATTCCATACTTAGACCCAGCGAGCTGCATCTCAATATCTTTCCGGCGAAGCTCTGCCTGCTGTCGTCGAGCCTCCGTCTTGATAACATAAGGAAGCTGAATAATTAAGTCGAGCTTTCCGGCGCTGCTCTGTTCGTCAACGGCATCCAAAAGAGAAAGCTTCCGAATCAACCGCTGAAGCGTGGAGTTTGGCTCGTTCATAATTGCATAGAACGGGTTCTCAATAATAGCGCACATCTTCTTTGGGAATATCAGCTCTTCTCTTTTGCCGTTACGCTCGTTGTAGAGCTGAACCTTGATGTACTCCGGATACCACTGAGTAATCTTTCCGGTACGAAGCGAGCCAATATCAAAAGAGCTATTAACTCTTGGGTCAAGAGTTGCCTTAACAGGGACGATTGCCACTACGCCCTCGTCCAGCATCGACATCACGGCATCCTGTCTGAAAGCTCGTCCTGTCTGATCAATGTTCGCTTCGGTATTAAGACAGTAATTCAAACCAGACTTAATTGTCTCTTTATACCTTTTATTATCATCAAGGCGAACGTGCTGAATCGGAATTGCAGATACGTCTGTTGCAATGCGGTTGTAGATAGATGTAACTATAGACCGCTCATTGCCACGGCTTAACCGAACCCTATCAGGACGAAAAAAGCTACTCATACCGTACCAAGCCGGATCTGAGTAGCGAGTAGGGTCTTTATTGTTTCTAAAGGCATCCCAGCCGTGCCGGAGCCTTTCCAT